TGATGCATTTACAAGATCACAGTTTAGAAACCTAGTAGAGCCTTTCTTGAGAGATATTCAAGGAAGAAGAGGTATAACTGACTTCAAGGTAGTTTGTGATGAAACAAACAATACTGGTGAAGTTATAGATAGAAATGAATTTATTGCAGATATCTTCATAAAGCCTGCTAGATCGATCAATTTCATTCAACTTAACTTTGTTGCAACGAGAACAGGTATCTCGTTTGATGAAGTTGGTGGTTAAAGGGAGATAAGTAATGTCAACAATTTTTAATGTAGAGCGTTTTAAATCTTCCCTTACAAATGGTGGAGTTAGACCTAATCAGTTTGCAGTACAGCTTTCATTTCCAACTTATGTAGATGGAGCTGCTGGTGCAGTTCAAAAGTCTCCGTTTTTGGTAAACGTAGCTGAACTTCCAGGACAGATTATTAACCCTGCTATTGTATTGTATCGTGGAAGAGAAGTTAAGTTTGCAGGTGATAGAATATATGCACCTTGGACTATAACAGTTCTTAATGATTCACAACTTTCAATTAGAAATGGAATAGAGCAATGGATGGCTGGAATGGAAGATTTACAGACAAAAGTCGGTAGATTAAATCCAGCAGAGTATCAAAGAAACTTAGATATATTTCAGTTAGACAGAAATGGTAATGTTTTAAAGAGTTATACACTACTTGACTGTTTCCCTGTAGACCTTTCTCCTGTAGCATTAGACTTTGGAGCCAATGATCAGATATCAACATTTACTGTTACTTGGCAATATCAGTCGTTTGTTACTTCAGGTGGAGGTACTAACTTGGGTAGTGTTCTGACTGGTATATTTAATTCACTTACTTAATGATATAATTTTGTTATGGCGCTCAATTTATTTGGTTTCACAATCGAACGTCAGAAGCAACCGGATCTTACTAATCAATCTATAGTAACTCCGGTTCCTGAAGACGGATCAATAACAGCAACTGCAGCAGGGTACTATGGTACTTTTGTTGATATAGATGCTTCAACAAGAAATGAAGCAGAATTAATTTCAAGATATAGAGAAATAGCATCTTATCCAGATTGTGATAATGCTATAGAAGAAATTATATCTGAAGCTATTTCTGCATTAGATGATGAAAGACCAGTTACTATTAATTTAGAAAACACTGGTTTATCTAATTCACTTAAAAAAAGTATTACAGAAGAATTTGAAAAGATAAAAAAACTTCTTGATTTTAATGATAAAGCACATGATATATTCAGAAGATGGTATATAGATGGTAGAATATATTATCAAAAACTTATTGATCAGAAGGATGTATCAAAAGGTATAATTGAATTAAGATATATCGATCCAAGAAAGATAAGAAAAGTTAGAGAAGTAAAAAAGAAAAAAGATCCTGAAACAGGTATAGAACTTGTAGAAAAAGTAAATGAGTTTTTTGTTTATAATGAAAAAGGTTTATCTTATAATCCTGGCATAGTTCCAACTGCACCAACAGCTCAATCTGGAATAAAAATAGCAACTGACACTATAGCATTTTGTCCTTCTGGCATTATGGACTTAAACAGAAGTGTTATTATTGGCTATCTTCATAAGGCTATCAAGCCTGTTAATCAACTTAAAATGATGACTGATTCTTTGGTCATTTATAGAATATCTAGAGCTCCTGAAAGAAGAATATTTTACATCGATGTTGGAAATCTTCCTAAAGTAAAAGCGGAACAATATATGAGAGATATCATGGATAGATATCGTAATAAAGTTGTATATGATTCTGCTACTGGAGAAATAAAAGACGATCGTAAGTTTATGACTATGCTTGAAGACTTCTGGCTTCCAAGAAGAGAAGGAGGTAAAGGTACTGAGATATCAACATTACCTGCAGGTCAAAACTTAGGAGAGATAGCTGATATAGAATATTTTCAAACTAAAGTTTATCAATCGTTAAATATTCCTATGTCAAGATTTCAACAACAGTCTGGTTTTAACTTTGGAAGACAAGCTGAGATAACACACGAAGAAATAAAATTTATAAAGTTTATTAACAGACTTAGAAAAAAGTTTAATCATTTATTTAATGACCTTCTTAGAACTCAACTTATAATGAAGAATATTATAACTGATTCTGATTGGGAAGAAATGAAAGAAGATATTACTTATACATATGCACAAGATCAGTATTTTCAAGAAATGAAAGAAGCTGAAAATATGAGAAACAGAATAGATCTTTTAACTCAAATGCAACCATTTGTTGGTAGATTTTATTCTGATAATTATATAAAGAAAAATGTTTTAAGATTAAATGATGATGAAATTGAAGAAATGGATGTAGAAATACAAGAAAATCCACCTCCTCAGCAACAACAACAATAGTAATCTTATAAATAAATAAAATTAAGGAACAATTATGTCAGAAGAAATAAACAACGAAGAAGAAGAAGTTTATATAGAACACATGTGTGCAAAACATGTGCTCCATCCTGAGTTTGGAGAAGGTGTTGTTCTTGAAGGTCAACATGATGTTCCAGATGAAGATGGATATATTTCTTGGTACTCTGTACAGTTTGATCACGGTATTGAAACCATACAAACTGAAGATGTTAAAATTATGCATGAGTCTCATCACGGACACATGATGAAGAAAAAGAAAAACAAGATGTCTGAAGAAGAAAAAGTTTCAGAATCTACATACATTGAATCAATGGTTGATAGTATAGTAGACGGAAGTACTACTGATGCTAAGGAACAGTTTGAAAATGCTTTAGCTATAAAAATTACTAATGCATTGGATCAAAGAAAAGTAGATGTTGGTTCTAGTTTATATAACGAAGATGCTCATAAGATGGGTCATGATGTTAAGAGTAAGAAAAGAATGGCTCAAGCTAAAGCAAACATTAAGGCTGTCGACAAAGTTGATGATCTAAGTGGCGTTGAAGAATAGTAAGGACAAAAATGTCTCAACATAATAAAATGACTAAAGCTGAGATCAGAAAGAAAGAGGACATAGTAAAAGGTATGAAAAAGAACTTTAAAGAATTTAGACAAAACTATGGCGATAAAGCTAAAGAAGTTATGTATGCTACTGCTACTAAGATGGCCATGGAAGAAACCGAAGAGCTTGAAGAAGATGTACCTATGCCAGTATACCACGACGTTTATGGTGAAGGTGTTGTCTTAGAAGACGATCATGCTGAACCAAACGAAAATGGTGAGATTGAATGGTTTACTGTTAAGTTCGATCATGGCACTGAAACAGTGTTTGCTGAAGATGTCCATGAAATGTATCATAGAATGTTTCAAAGAGTTAATGAAGGAGCATTAGGTACAGGAATTGGTGCAGTAGGTGGAGCAGCTTTAGGAGGTCCTGTTGGAGCAGCTGTTGGTGGCGTAGCTGGTCATATGGCTCAAAAAGGTTTACAAAAACTTGGTAAGAAACTAAAAGCAGGATATCAAGCATTTAAGAAACCACAAACAGCAGAAGAAGTTGAAGTTAATGAAGAATTAACTGGCAATCAGCATAAAATTGATGCTAACAAAAATGGCAAAATCGATGCACAGGATTTTAAGTTGTTAAAAAAGATTAAGAAAGCTAGAGGATAATAGATGGCTGCTGCAAACGATAGAGGTACAAGATTTCTTAATATTGGGGATGCTAATATATTAATGAATCAAAAAAGGAATGTTGTAATACATTGCTTACATAACAGAGTTGATGCATCAGGAAATATTTGTGCTAATGTTTCTGGAACAAGTAATGTATTATTTAAAGCAGCAAATGGTCATTCGTTACAATCATTTAACAAAGCAGGAAGTTCTGGTGATGCATTAACTATTACAGGTGTTACTTATTCTTTAACCGGTGTTGCAACCGTCAGTAGAGAGTTCGATGGTAAAAAAGGTGATCATGCTAATTTATTAGTACTTGGTGCAGGACAAGGTAATTTTGATTATGCTGGATATGGAATAGAATGTGGTAATGCAAATGTAAAAGTTAAATTTACAGGAACTACCGAAGGTTTTGTTACACTTGAATTAAGTAAAGGATCATCATTTGAAGATCCAGACTTGCAACGACTAGAAGCTAGAGATAGGATACCATTCTAATGAAACTTATTACAGAAGTTAACATAGATTCAGAAATAAGATACCTTGAAGAAGTTAATAACGGCAAAAAAAGTTATTACATAGAAGGTAAGTTTATGGGCTATGATGAGCCTAATAAAAATGGAAGAATATATCCTAGAGGAATAATGGAGAAAGAAGTTAATAATTATCAAGAACTTATTAACGAAAAAAGATCACTTGGAGAGTTAGGACATCCTCCTACTCCAACAGTAAATTTAGATAAAGTCTCACATCTTATTACTAATTTAAAAGTTAATGAAGATGGTGCTGTAATGGGTAAGGCTAAAATACTTAGTACACCTATGGGCAAGATAGCAGAAAATTTTATAACAGAAGGTGTACGACTTGGTGTTTCATCAAGAGGAGTTGGTTCACTTAAAGATAAGGGTGGTATCAACGAAGTACAAGATGATTTTAAATTATCAACTGTTGATATAGTTTCTGATCCTTCTGCTCCTAATGCTTTTGTAAGAGGTATTATGGAAAATGCAGATTGGTTTTTGAATAATGGTATATGGGAACCAAGACATATTGAAGAAGCTCAGAAAACTATAAAGAAAGCATCTAAGAAACAGCTTCAAGAAGCTAAGTTGCAGGTGTTTAAAAAATTATTAAATATAATCAAGTAACATTTTTTTATAAATAGAATAGAATAAAACATAATTAGGAGACAAAGAATGTCAGTCGAGTCAAAAATTCAAGAGCTGCTTGAGGGTAAAACCGAAGATCAAGAGCAGTTATCAGAAGCAGAGCACATGGC